TAGCTATCTCCGAATTATGTCAACCAATTATTTTCCCCCTATTATGTAACCCGAACACTCGTTCCGCCGAGCGTGCGAACAGCGAACACGTGAAAGCAAAAACAAATGCAATGTGACATAACGCATATATACAATGTATTATGTCAATAAACATTTTGTATTATATGAATATTTTAAAAAATTTTTGTAAATACTATTGACATATAATATAATTTGTATTAGAATAAAATTGTCGAAAGGAGATGAAAGAAAATGAAAAAAGTATTTTTATTTATAACAATGTCAATTGCTTTCTTAATACTAATCGGAGAAATAGAAGAATTGACATTCGGCATTATAGTTTTAAAGACAGCAAGTTTATTTTATATATGGTTAGTTGCAAAAGCTAACAATTATTTTTATCAAGGGGAGGAATAAAAATGTATTATGATATTAACAAAATTGACACAGACAAAAAATTTGAAATAAAATTCGGTAGTAGACACAGCGGACAACTTTATAATTTACAAAGGCAATATCTTTTCGAACTTGGATTCAATATCAATTCAGACGGTTTTTATTATTGGATAACTGCAATCAATCTATATAAGAAAAAACAAAATACAACAATGACAAAAATATATGAAGAAATAGGAAAATACAATAATAAAACAGCAAGTCAAGTTGAAAGGGCAATGCGAACAGCGTCAGCAACAGCAAAAGACAAAATCAAAAAAATGTATAATTACGACGGAAAATTAAGCAATCAAACAATTTTAAATTTATTTATAAAGATTCCAATTGTATATGACAATAAAGTTGAAAAATTAAAACCAACAATTGAATATGAAGAATTATTGAATCATATTCCAACTATTGAATAGAAAGGAAATAAAAATATATGGATAGTTACATATTAAAACTTATCGAAGAAAATAAAAAGTTAAAAGAACAATTACGAAAATCAAAAAATTTTAAACGCGGGGACGTTGTATATGTGCAAATGCGAAAACAAAATATTGAAACAAGTTCTATTGAAGAATATTCAAGACCATATTTGATTGTTTCAAATAATACAGGAAATTACTTTTCAGACATTGTGTTGGCGTGTCCTTTGACAAGTAAACTTAAAAAAGTCGCACAGCCAACACACTATCGAATAAGTTATCACGACAGCGTTGTTTTATGTGAACAAATAAAAACATTGAATCAAGACCAAATAAACTCAAATATCAATTATCATTTGAATGACGCTGAAATGAAAGAAATTGACAAATGCTTAAAAATATCACTAGGAATGGAGGAATAAAAATGATAGCTGAAATCGAAGAATCATTGCAAGAAATATTTCCAACATTGAAAATCAATGTTGAATATGTTAAAATAAAAATGTATAGTATAAACATTGGAACAAAAACAATATTTTATGAATGGAAAGACAATTTGACTTATACTGCAAATATTGAAATGATAAAATACTATATAAAATTATTTATAGGAGGTCAAGAAAAATGAAAAAACTTATTGGAAAATCAAAAGACTTCAAAATTGAAAATGTTACTGTCAAAGGTACAGCAACAATGAAAAGGGAGGGAAACGAAAATGACAAAAAATGAATTTTTAGAAACTGTGTCAAAATTAGTTGTTGAAGAAAACAACAGGAGAGGAAAACCACTTTTTGCAAGTGTTGTTATTGCACAGGCAATTTGTGAAAGTGGTTGGGGACAATCTCAAATTATGATGAAAGCAAATGCAATTTTTGGAATCAAGGCAACTTCAAATTGGAAAGGGAAAGTATATAATGCAAACACAAAAGAATGTTACGACGGCGTAAGTTATACAAATATAAATGCTTGTTTTAGGGCATACAATAATTTGCAAGAATCAATTTCCGATTATTTCGACTTAATAACAAAGGCGGAAAGATATAGAAAGGCTTGCGTTGCAAATAGTCCGCTTGAATGTATAACAGCAATAAAAAATGGCGGATATGCAACAAGTCCAACATATATCAACACAATTATGTCAATTATAAATTCAAACAATTTGACGAAATATGACAATGTTGATAATGTGGAAAACCCTGTGGAAAACTCTGCGAATGTAGATATAGAACAACTTGCAAGGGACGTTATAAATGGAAAATACGGAAACGGCGAAGAAAGAAAACAAAAACTTGGTGCATTATATAGTCAAGTACAACAAAGAGTCAATGAAATTTTAGGATATACGGCAAAACCTGTTTCAAATAATATCAATGTTGGCGACAAAGTAAAAGTTTTAAATGCGACACAATATAACGGACAACCATTCAAAACATATTACGACATATATGACGTAATAGAAGTCAAAGGCGACAGAATTGTAATAGGAATCGGAAAAACTGTCACTTGTGCAATTAACAAAAATAATATAAGAAAGGTATAAAAAATTATGGCTGACAATATTGTTCGTCATATAGCCCCTTTTATAAATGATAGATTCTTAATAACGTCGCCGTGGTGGACGGAACGTATCAATCCAATTACGGGACAACCTCAAATTCACAGAGGTTTAGACATTGCGACAAGTGATTCAAAGCCTGTTTATAGTATGCTTGACGGGGTTGTTCATTCTCTTGGTTATGATTCAAGCCAAGGAAATTGGATTGTAATCAAAGACAACAACCCTTTGTCTGCAACTTATGGTTACGCAACATTATATATGCACCTTGCCGACGTTCCAATTGTAGCTGTTGGCGATTCGGTACAAAAAGGACAACAAGTTGGAATGGAGGGAACAACAGGAAATTCAACAGGAATTCACTTGCACGTTGAAATGCAAGACTTGAATCGTTGGAATAATGTTTGGCATTGGTCTTATGTTCAAAGCGATTATTTAAACCCCTGCGATTATATGGGAATTGACAATATAGATGACACGTGGTGGATATACGACGGAACGCCTGTGCCTCCAACACCGACAATTACAATAAAAAAGCACAAATTTCCTTGGGCTGTATTGACAAATAAAATAAGAAGAAAACGACTATTTTAAAAAATAGTCGTTTTTTCTTGACAAAAAATTAAAAATATGCGTATAATAAATATGTAAAATCAAAAGAGGAGGAACAAAAATGGAAACTTGGGTTCAACTAATAAGCACTCTTGGTTTTCCAATTGTCGCGTGTATTTGTATGGCTCTATATGTAAAAGAACAAACAAAAAACAATAGAGAAGATGTCAAAGAATTGAATGCACAACATAGTCAAGAAATGAACGCGTTCAAAGACGAAATAAAAGAGGCGTTAAACAACAACACAATTGCACTTACAAAATTATGCGAAAAGTTAGAAAGAGAGGAGGAACGATACAATGAAGTTAAGTAAAGAAGACTTAAAAAAGAAAATTACAGAAGTCGTTGCCGACGAAGACACACAAATTGCCTTACTTGAAGACATTGAAGACAGTTTCGTTGAATCAGAGGACGGCGACAAAGTCGAAAAAACAGCTTACGACGAATTAGAAATCAAATACAATGACTTAAAAGCTAAATACAAAGAAAGATTTCTAAAAGGCGAAGAAGTCAAAGAAGACGAAAAAGAAGACGGCGAAGAATTAAAAGAAGAAGAAGTTATCGACGTCAAAGAAATTTAAAAATTTATAGGAGGAAAAGAAAATGGCAACTAAACAAACAGTTTCAGCAAAAACAAGTGCTGAATTATTAAGTTACATTATAAACGTAACGCCTGAATTAAAAGGCGAAATCGACTTACCTGTTCAAGGTCAGTCAATAGCACCAATAGGAAAAATCATAATAAACAATCAAAGATATAGAAACGCATTTATAAATACAGTAAACTTAATTGGTCTTACTGTAATCAAAAGAAATGGTTGGGACAACCCTTGGAATTTTACAAAGAGAGGAACACTTCGTTTTGGTCAACAAATAAGAGAGTTAATAAACGACTTATGCAATGTATATGATTATAACGAAAACTTTTCAAATAAAGAAAGATTCCTTGAAACTGTCGTTCCAAACGTATTCAATTATATTCACGAAATAAACTTCCAAAAATTCTACCAAACAACAACAAGTGATTCTCAACTTGCAATGGCGTTCGATAGTGAAGACAGTTTATTCGACTTTATCGACAATGCAATCGCAATGTTATATGAATCACTAAAATATGACACATACATTGTTGACAAATATATGTTATGTAGAAGAATTTTAGACGGAACAATGACAAGTGTTAAAATAGACGATTATGCAAACTTAACACCAAGACAAAGAGTTTCTGCATTGAAATCTATTTCAAATAAAATGACATTCAGAAGTCCAAATTATAACCCTGCGGGCGTTAGACGTGCAACTTCATTTGACGACCAAATAATGATTATAAACACAGACTTTGAGGCTGATTTCTCAACAGAAGTTCTTGCAACTTCATATTTCAGAGATGAAGCCGACATGAAATCAAGACTTGTTTTAATTGACGGATTCAATTCACACGACACAAACAGACTAACAGAATTACTTGGAAGTGCATTTGTCAACTTTACATCTGACGAACTAACACAACTTGCAACAATTCCTGCTGTCTTAATTTCTCGTGAATGGTTTATGGATTACGACTATGCATTAGACACAGAAAGCGGAGAAAAACAAACAGAATTTTACAATCCAACAACCCTTGAAAATAATCACTTCTTACACGCTTGGAGAGTATTTTCAACAAGTCCATTTGAAAATGGTGCTGTATTTACAAGCGATACACCTGCCGTTACAAGTGTAAGTGTAAGCCCTGCAACTGCAACAGTAAGCAAGGGACAAACTCTAAAATTAACAGCAACAGTTGCAACAACAGGTTTTGCAAATAAGGCTGTTGGTTGGGCTGTTGATAGTACTGCCGAAACTGACGGCGTAACAATATCAAGTGACGGAACATTGAAAGTTCCTGCAAGTGCAACAGTTGAATCAATAACAGTAACAGCACAATCAATTTATGATAGTACAAAAACAGGAACAGCAACAATCACAGTTGCGTAAGCCTATTGAAAAAAGGTGCAACAAATAAACGTTGCACCTTATTTTTAGAAAGGAGAAAAAACAATGCAAAAAAAGCTAATCAATAGTCAACTTTCAAATTTCAAAACTTATGAAATGTATAAAAGACAATTGTTGACACTTGCCGAAAATGTTTTTGAATTCAAAAATATGCCAACTTTCATTGATACTGCATATCTTAATAAGCAACTATTAAGAAAAGGGGCAATCGCATTTTTCAAAGACGAAGTTATGGGCTTACTTGCGTTGCCATTTACAAGTGTCGGAAACTTGGACGTGTACGGAAGACCAAGAACAATTGAAGTAATTGCACGTAACGGATATACAAGAGTTTTAAAACAAGACGAATTTATAATAATGTATGATAATAACGGACGTTATCCATTATGCCTTGACATTCTTCAATATGCGGAACGTTTGGCACAGGCAACAAGAACAATTGACATAAACATTGCACAACAAAAAACACCTAGGTTTTGGAAAACAAAAACAGAAAAAGAAAAATCAATCAAAGACATTGTCAATAATGTTGACGGATACGAAAACGTTGTTTTGACTTATGACGACGTTGACTTGGACGATACAACTTTAGTTTTAGAACCTGCACCATACGTTGCCGACAAAATAGGTCTTGACAAAGACAAAATATACAATGAATTTTTACGTCTTATCGGAATCGCCAATTTGTCTTATCAGAAAAAAGAAAGAAATATAAAAGACGAAATTTCAGCAATGCAAGGCGGAACGGTTGCGAGTAGATACAGTCGTTTTGAACCAAGACAAAAGGCAATTGAACTTATAAACGATAAATTCGGAGAAAATATCGAAGTTCAATATTATGACGGAATCCCAACAACTGCAAAAGAACTTGAAGAATTTGACTTTGACGAAGAAAACGAAGACGAGGGGGGCGACGAAATATGATACCTTGGAACGATTATTTTTTAGTTTTTCCGAGAATCCCAAGTTATAATCAACAACCGCCAACAGTTTACAGCATTTTAGAATCAATAGTAAATTATGACAAAGAACCAAAAACAAAAGTAAAAGACTTGGCAAAAGAGGGACGCGGAAAAATATTCAACTTTGATTATCCTTTGACAAATTTAATAACAAAGGAAAAATTTGAAACAATGATTTTAAATCATTTTCTTATGCGTAGAATTGGTTTTGAAACTGTGACACTTTTTTCAATACAACTTGACATAAAACTTAACGAGATAATGCCATTATACAATAAAATGTTCGAATCTGTTGAAAATTGGGACATATTCAATGACGGAGAAATAACAGAAAAAACAGGAACAGACAACAGAATAATTGACAATACGGCTGAAACTTCAAACACTCTTGAAAATCAATCAACAACACGTTCAAATGAAATAAGTGACAGACGTAACAGCGAACTTCCCCAAGACCAATTGGAATTGTTACGTGACGGCTCTTATGTTTCAAATTATAGTTACGACCAAAACAACGGAGAATCAACAGACAATTCAAGTTCAAATGGTACGTCAAACAGCAAAAACAATACAAAGGACGACAACCAATATCACGAAATCGTGAAAAGAAGTCCTGCGGATAAAATTGCAATATATAAAGAATTTCAAGAAAATATAAATTCAATATACGGAATGATATTCAAAGAACTTGAATGTCTATTCTATCAATTAGTATAGGAGGAATAAAAATGAAACCTAATTTTAAAAAAGACAACATAAGACCAATACACATTGGCGTTTTGACTGAATTTCCATTCATAGACGAAACATTTGACAGCATAACAGAATGGCAAATTCTTCAAAAACTAGGCGGAAAAACAAACGAAATAATTCGTTTTATCAATTCCGTTCTTGAACAAAAATTGAATGAATATATAGAAGAAAAATTCAACGATATGATGATTGACAGTATGTATGACGCTGAAACTGAAACATTGATTCTATATTTAAACCATACAGAAAGCGAGGAATAAAAAATGGATATTTCAAATTTAAAAATTGGAATAAACACTTACGCAATAAAAGATTCAACAGCAAGACAAACAGCACAGTCAGCACAGACAACAGCAAATTCAGCTGACGCAAAAGCTGACCAAGCAATTTTGGATTCTGCGTCAGCACAAAGTACAGCAAACACAGCAAACACAAACGCACAAACAGCACAAGGAACAGCAAACACAGCAAACACAAATGCAACAAATGCAAATACTAAAATTGACAATTCTAAAATTGTCGGAGAATATACAAGCGGAACTGAAACATTAGAAATTTTACTTGAAATCGGTTCACTTGGAAATTAAAGAAAGAGAGGAATAAAAAATGGATATTTCAAAAATACGTCTTGAAAATGAAACGTATAATATTAAAGATGAAGTCGCAAGAAACTTCATAAATAGTTATAAAACAATAAATGTTCTCGAACACGGTGCAAAAGGTGACGGAATTTCAGACGATACAATTGCAATTCAAAATTGTATTGATAATTTTCCACATCACAATATATATTTTCCTAATGGCGAATATTTAATTTCCGCACCTTTATCAATAAAAAAAGGAAATGAATATCAAGTAAATTTAATATTAGAAGACAACGCAATAATAAAAACAAATACACAAATAAACGCATTACTTGAAATTGCAAAAGATATTACAGGAACTTACGAAAGATATTCAGCTTATGGAAAAATGGTTGTTCAAGGTGGAGTATGGGACGCAAGCAATACAATATATGGTATATATCTTACAGCAAATAGAAAATTTACAATTTTAAAAGATATATATATGATAAATGTTGGAAATATTGGAATATACTTGGATAGAGGAACAAACACTTCTGCATCAACTGACGCTAGATTGTTCAATATATCAATTTCGGGTTATGGTGCGGACGTTTATTCAAATGCGGTTGGATTATATATGTACGGTACTGACAACGAATTAGACGAAATAAGAATTCAAAGAATAAAAAAAGCAATGTATTTGCATAGCGGTGGCGACTTAATTTCAAATGTTCACTTAACAACTAGTTATTCAAAAGACAATGTTTCTGCGAGTGAATATAACGACACAATAGGAGTTGAATGTGACGGAGGCGGAACATATTTATTCAATAATTTATATATTGACACTTACGCTCAATCAATTTTGGTTTCGTCTTCAAATGTTTCTGTATTTGTAAATAATTTTTACACAGTATTTTGGAAACAAAATGAAACTTATACAACGTCTTTAATTAAATTCAATCAATATCCAACAAAATTTATAATTAACGGCGGAAATTTACAACCACCAACACAAGGAACAAAAAAAGGAATTGACATTGATAACTTGACGGCTAACTATTGGGAATATTTCAATACACATAACAAAGTAAAATTATTGAACATTCAGACATACAACGGAATGTTTGAAGATATAGACAATATAAAATGTTTTCAAGTTAGAAATGAAGATTCTTATCTTTCTGTTGAAAATCCTTGGACAATTGCAATGCAACAAAACGCATATTATCAATTTGCTGTATTAAGGGCGGGAACTTATGACATAGATATTTCAATGGGAAATGATCAACTAATTCGTGCAATTTTAGTTGTTGGCACAAATGGAACAATAACAGTTCAAAATATTAAAAGCAATTCTCACGTTGGTTCTTACACACTTGCCTTAATAAACGGGGCTGTTGACCAAAAAGGAAAATTTTATTGCGGTCTTGCTGTAAAATCAAGTGATAGAAATTCGTCATTGAATCCTTGTATTACAAGAATAATGTCAAGATTTTCAAATCAAATATATTTATCTAAAAACGTTTCGACACCTTTGACAAGTCCAACAATAATTGCAAGTGAAAGTTTCAATCCTTAATAAAAAAGAGAGGTTATAACCTCTCTTTTTTTGTTGCCGTAAAATTTTTACGGCTAAACAATACCATTATTCAAATTGTAATTTCCAACGTTTGCGTGATTATGCCAAATTGTGACACCACGTCTGCACGCATTGTTTATTGTTTGCATAAATTTGCTTGGAACTTCGCCGTAGCCAATTTCTTCTGTTGAACCTATTTCAACATAATTCCAATTTGCACGACCGCTTATGTTTGGCATTTCAAGTCTTTTTATTGAATATCCAAAGCGTGTGAAATAATCGTCAATGATTCTTAAATATTCTGTCTTAACTCTCATTTGTCTAAAAGTAAATAAATTTCTGTTTGACGCCCAAACCACGTCGCCTGTTGCTTGTCCTCCGCTTATGTTTGGAAGTAAAGACGCTTGACGAAATTGACCAATTGTGTTTGCGACTGTTCCTGCTGTTGACAATGCCATTGCACCAACAACAGCGGGCGTTGCTGTTCCCATTGTTGCAACTGAAAGTGCGATTCCTCCTGCTGTCATTGCAAGACTTGTTGCAAGGTTTACGCTGTTTTGTGTAAGCCAATTTGTGAATGCGTCAGAAGACCAAGCACACGTTGGATATTTTCCAAGTGGCAACGCCTCGTCATCATTTGTTGGCATTCTTTTATAATTCTTTGGAACAATTCGACCACTTCCACCAACAGCCATTGAAAATTGATTTTCAAAAACGCAAGTGTCAGTTGTAAAGTCTTCGTATTTATATATGTTGTTACTTCCTTGGTTGTTTGAAACAAATATATAATTGTACGGATAGACAAAACATTTATTGTTTTTTGGCGTGTAATCATTGAAACTTGTCAATTTTTGAATGACTGTGTTAAATTTTTCGGGTTCTAAATCGTAAGGCATTGTATAATATGAGAATTCTAAATTGTCGCTCATTTTCGCTGTATGCTGTGTCAAATGTGCCATATCAATTGCCAAATCGGGAACAATAAAAATGTTTTGAATGTCTTCAACGTGTCCGTCCATATTGGTTCTTGCAATTAACAAATATAAGTCTTTAAAGTCTGCAAGTTCTTGTATATTTATTAAGAAAATTTGTGTTCCAAAAACTGTATTGTTATAAACTGTCACGCCCGCATATTGCGAACCCTTGTCGGTGTCTAATATTTCAAAGCCTGTTGAACCGTCTTTGATTTTCCAATTTGACGCAACAGCTACCCAATAACCAAATTCTTTTCCATAGCTTAAATCTTCCGTTTGACTTTCTTCTACTACTTCGCCGACGTCCAAATTTTCGGGTACTGTATGAAGACCAATTGTGTCGTCGTTTACGTGTTGTCTATTTATAAAACATTTTTTTGGCGTCCATTTTTTAAACCAAGTTGACCAAGCGTCAATTGTGAATTTCAATTCGCAATTTTGATTGCTCTTGTATATAACGTCGTCTATCCAAGCAAAAAACCATTTGTTGTCATAGTCGGGGTTTTGGAATGCAATGTAATTTGCTTGTAAACATTGCGAATAAGTAAAACCAACGAAAATTGTTCCTGTTGGTCTTAAAAACGAATAGTTGTCAGCGGACGCAACTGCGTTTGCTCTACACAACGCAAGCATTTGTGATTCTGTGTAATTTAAAACGTTTGTGTACTCTTTGTCAATATTTATATTTTTTACTAATATAATTTGACTATTCATATTTTACCTCCTAATCTGAAAATCAATAACCTGTTTGAAATCAGTTCCGCACAAATCGTTTGCATAAAAAATTTTGTTTTCTTTGAACGTCATAAACAAGTTACGCAATTTTTCATTTTTAATTGAAATGTTATAAATATCACGTTGCCAAAATTTACTTATTTTTATTGAATCAGAAAAAACAATAATTTTGTCAGAAAATTCCTTGAAATATGGTCGGATAAACCAACAAGCGTCCTTTTTCAATTCTTTGTCCATAAGATATTCACACAAAAATTTGAAACCTTGGTATTGAAACCCGAAACGATATAAGCAATCGTATGCGTTATAAGACTTTGGCAAATGGGGTTGCGGTGCTGTTTCCCAAGCCCCTGTGTTTATCATATTCGCGTTTGTTCCTATTGTTCCCGACGAAACACCTGTTGACTGACAATATTCAATAGCAATTTTGATTTTTTCTGAAAGCCATTCAGATTTCCCGTCAAATTCAACAACTTTGATTGTTCCTTGTTTTTGTGAACTTATAACATTATGCAAACCCCAATCGTTTATATATGGGCAAACTCTTGAAATTGTATTTCCAACAAGCCATAAACGTGTTGTCAAACGTTTTCTGTCAACAGTTGCATAAAAGTTCATAAGTTTATTACTTTCGTTCGCAATGTAAACACTTCTTGACATAAATTCTTCAAAAATTATGTCTTCGACGTCCAAGTAGGACGCCCCTGCATAATTTTGTTCAGTTGATAACGCGACAACATATCCAATTTTTTCGAATCTTTTTGTTTTTCCTGTTTCGCTGTCATAATTAGATAAATATAACAACTTTCTGTATAAAGTTATACAATTATATTTTCCATTTGTCAACTTTGAAACGTCAACGTCTTGAAAATATTGTTCAATTTTTTCTGACGAAATTTCTTCTTTCCAACGACGCATAAGAATAAATCGTTTCCCCGTTTTCAAATATTTTTCAACAGCTTTTTTGTGTTTTAATTGATAGCTTTTTCCGTTTGAACGTTCGCCATATATCAGATTGAATCTTGCACCGACAGCGTCGATTTTATCCAAATTATAGTGAATTATTTTTTTATTGCTCATTTTCTTTGTTTTCCTTAATATATAATTTTGCAATTTCTGATTCTATTTCTTCGCGAACTATTTTCGCATTTTTGGGCGTTGAATTATTATTCAACAAATTGCCCCTATTTATTTTCTTTCTTTCACATATTCCCGAAACTGAAATTTTCGAGAATTTCTTTATAAATTCCAAATCTTTCAATTTTTATCACTCCTTAAATCTTGCACGTTTGCTTGAATTGTCTGAAATCAAATTTGAATATTCCAAGGCTTTTCCTAAAACATAAGTTGTTGGCAATATACAACAACCGCAAGTGTCATTTACATTATAACAAGTCCCGTTATAATCTGTCAAATTAAATTCCGTCTGATTCTCACAATATATTATTAAGTTTTTGTTTGTGTCTTCAAACTCAAAAACAAAATCGTCCCTAAAATCGTCTAAACTAGACAAAGCCTTTGCACCCTGTTTTGGAACACCTGCAACAGTTATTTCAATTTTTCCGTCTATTTCAACAGCATATTTCTTTGCACCTTGCGTTATAAATTTGTCATAAGTATGCAAACGTCCTTTGTCTGTTTCACATTCAAACAAACCAAGTAAATGTTTTTTGCCGAACACGTCAGCGGGCTCAAATTTTTCCATTGGAATTTCTAATTTTTCAGAAACGTGTTCAATTTTTTTTCTTACAAAATTGTTATATTCTTCAATAACTTGTTTATTATATCCCTGTTTTAATTTTGCCGAATCTGTGTCGCAATAGACAACAAATTCGTCCATTTTTATTACATTTTTCAATAAATTACTTCTTGCAAAAGCTGTTACCCAAACACCATAAGCAAAAGACAAAAAAGATTTTTTCTTTTCGTTTTCTAATGCCTCAACAATTTCGTCATTTGAAAGCGGACGTTCTGACCAACCTGTTTTATTATCGAAAACAACTTCGTCACGAATCATATTCGTTACACTCATTCCATACAAAGCGTTGAACTTATTTTTTTCTTTCGCGTATTCAACTTCTTTTCCTTGAACATTTTTGAATTGTGTTTTATTTACATATTTTTCAAGAACAAATTCAATAAATTGTTTTGGCAAATAATTGTACTTTGAATAATATATTTCTAATATTTCGTATTGACATTCGTAAGTTTCAAGTATAAAATAAAAATCAATATCAGTCAAAGTTATTTCAAACGATTCTGCTTGAATTATACGTCCGTTGTCATAACGTCCGCCAACAATATTTTTGCATTTACTTTGTGAAATAAAATTGTTGTAATACTTACATTTTACATTTGTAAATTTTACAACAAGCAAATATGCAAATCTTTTTGACATTTGTTCTGCTCTTGTTATTCTGCATTTTTTAAATGCTGTTGACGGGAATTGGTGCGACACTAAAATATACGGATAACTTGAAGTAAAATCATAACTGTCAATGTCTTCCAAAATTTCGTCAACATATATCCAATTTGCGTGCGTATATCCTCCCGCAAATGCGTCTTGTAACAAATTATATATATGCGGATCTGTGTTTATTGCTTTTTTTACTTTATTTCTATAATTCCAATCGTTAAGAACTTTGTTTTTCAATTCTCGTCTTACGTGTCCCGTTGAAGTAAGCGGAATTTTATCAACTCTTTCGTATGTTTCAAGTTCTCTTTGGATATAATAATATATAACTAAACAATCATTTTCGCAATATTTCATCTCCTGCGAAGAAAGTTCAGTTTTTGGCGTCCTTACTAATGAATAGTCAAGGTCGCCGACCTGTTTTTCAACAGGCAAATTGAAAATTTTCGGCAAATATTTCAAAGCACAATTCGACATAAGATACGTACAACGTAATTCTATGTTGTAGTCTTCAAAAAAACACCTCATAACTTTATGGGATTTCCTTGCAAGAACGTCTGTAAAATTAAAGACACCTTTTAGAAATTGAAATTCAAAAGCAAGATTATGAATAAAAACAATCTTTTTTTCGCTGTCGTATAGTTCCAATCTATCAAGAAACTTTTTAAATTGTTCCCAAGTTCTGCCGTAATAAACTGTGTCATTGATTGAAAACATCCAAATATACATACACGAACGAAATTCAGCTCTTTCCTGTTCCTCTTTCGTCAATTTCTGATAGTCGATTCCTGCAACTTGTTTTCCGTCTAAAATTAAATATGAAGTTGTTTCAATATCGAATGAATATATTGTATTGTCAATTTTCTTTCTATCTCCAACAATATCAACACAATGCCCATTGTATTGGTCATAAAATATCATTCACAATTCCTATTTTACATATTTTTCAAATATCATTATCAATTTGTTTCGCATATCAACGTCATTTCCAAAATCAATATAGTCAGAAATACGCGAAATAAAATCTTCTTGCGTGTCGCCCTGTTCTTTGGCGTCTTCTATTAACGCCCAAAAATCAGACGCGGGAATATATTTTAAAATGTCTGAAACGTAATCGTCTGACAACATATTGTATAATGTTTCAGCCTCGTCGTTTGACAAGTCTTCTTCCTCTGTTCCAAGTGACTTTGCAAGATTTTTTATTGTTGTTTTTCTGACTTGTTTTATACCTCTTTTTGTTGACGTTTTCGAATTCAAGAATTGTTGTGTTGCTTTTATTGTTGCTTTCATTTGTGTTATTGTCATTGACTTATTAACTTTTACACGCCCTGTTTTAGTCCAAGCCTGCAACGGTTCAGTTGCAAGCCTGTCCCTCAACTTTTTTGTAGCCCAAGTGTCCTTGCCGAACTCTCTTTCAAGACGTACGATTCTTTGATTCGCACGTTTTGAAAGTTTTTTCAATTCATTGAACAATTTTTGTTGTTCTGCGTTCAATTCAATTTTTGTTTTGGGCATTTCGATTCCTCTTTTCTACAAAATTTTAGAATGGTAAATCGTCGCTTGTTTCTTTCTCATTCTTGTTTGTAGTTTCTTCTTTTTTGTTTGTTTTTTCATTTCCTAAAATAGGAACTGCCTTATATGTTTTGCCTTTCTTTGTTTTTACTTCTGTAAGTCTTACGTTTTCAACTTCTCCGTAATAATCTGCAACAGATTCTGCAAATATTTCACTTCCGCTTGAAATTAAGCCATATTCTTCTGTGTCGAAATAGTATATGTCAAAATTCTTTTCGTCTGTTACGATATTACATTTTGCATATCCAATTATTTTTACGATCATTCCTAAAACTTCGCTTAATTTAATTGAAGTTATATCGCCTTTTTTCGCCATTTTCTCAAATAACGAATTGTCGCAAGTTCCTTTCTTTTCTAATACTGTTACTTCATACTTTTTTGTTTGTTCCATTTTCTTTCCTCTTTCTTGCTATTGGTTGCAACCCATAATATTTCGCTTTCATAAGATATAGCGATAACTTTCATTGATAAAATATCAATGGCGTTTTGACTAGCACGGCTCGTCGCTCATAACCAATTTGTCAGACGTATGACAATATTTCCCGACCTCTTTCAACCTCAATATTTCTTTTTGTATCTGAAATATTAAAATATGATATATTACTGCAATGCCTTTCGACAATTTTATTCTAATACAAATTATATTATATGTCAATAGTATTTACAAAAATTTTTTAAAATATTCATATAATACAAAATGTTTATTGACATAATACATTGTATATATGCGTTATGTCACATTGCATTTGTTTTTGCTTTCACGTGTTCGCTGTTCGCACGCTCGGCGGAACGAGTGTTCGGGTTACATAATAGGGGGAAAATAATTGGTTGACATAATTCGGAGATAGCTA